TTTATGAGTAATTAATGATTCATTATAACAGAAAACCTCATATCTTGCAATATGAGGTTTACCCTAATTAAGTGTTATGTCTTCCATACCCGCTGCCCTTAACCGGACCACGTGACCTAACATAAAGTTTTTACTTTCTAAGCCCTTGATAAGGCCGAGATATTGATTGCGCAAGAATGCAACATCATTGATTAGTGTTTCAAAATCAACCACTTCACTCTCACCATCCGTATACCGTTCAGCATCACGACTGGTTAGTTGTCTATTATATGCTTCTAGGTACTTCTGAAAAAACTTACGGCGAATCTTTCGTAGCTGTAAGTTTAGAAAGTTGAGCACCGCTTCAATTTCTTGTAGCTGATTAAAGCGATGCTCAGTGATACCCGGTAACGCAGCAATGTTTCTTTCCACATTACCCGAAATCTTCACATCACTTTTTGCTGCAAATAATTCTGCATCATAGTGTGATATGAAATCTGGGATAACTGATAAGTCAGAGGTTATGCGTGTATACCAATTCATTTTTAATAGTTTTCGTCGTCTTCGTCACCGTCGGAGTAATCGTCATCTTCATATTCTTCATCTTGTTCGTGTTGTTCAAGATAATATTTCAATGCACCAATTACATCTTTGTCACCTTTGAATGCGTCCTTAATATCAGGACCTTCATAGTTATGGTCGATCAAAAGATTGATTAACGAGTCAGCAGCATCCTTACGATCATTTGAGTCAACGTGAGAACGCAATGTTTCCCAGACTTCTACAATCATATCTAAACTCATTCTGTTACTCCTTCTTCTTCCTCATCTTCAACCACAGAAGCAGTTACTGCTTTATTCTTTTCTTCAAACTCTGACATTACTATATCAAAAATGCCATTTGCATTCTTGTTCCATTCTTTACGGAAGTACTTGTGTACTACTCCATTCAAGTCAATGTAAGTATAACGATTGCCTTCTTTAGCAATCATACCTTTCTTTTCAAGCAAGTCAAAGAAGCCTGAATACGGACTCATACCAGTTGAGTATGGAATGTGCAATTGGATATCTTCAAATGGCTTGTTGTAACGAGTTTTCATAATCTTACAACCTGCACGGATACCAAGAACTTCTGATACCTTGGAACCGTCTTCATCTTCTTTCAGCTTGAGTTTCTTCATAGCAACCACGATAGAACTTGCATAGATAAAGCCTGCACCGCCTGAGATTTTATCATCAGGGTTGTATGGATCTTGTGATGCATATGAGTGATTAGTGCATACCATACCAATGTTCAAACTACCAAACATATTCACACAATTGCGAACAAGAGAGGTTAATGCCTTTGGTTTGCGTCCCATATCACCCTTCATCTCGCCTGCCTCAAACTGATTCACATCAGTTGGGGTAAGTAACATACCAAGTGAGTCAATAACGAACAAAATCTTTGGACGCTCATCAGCTGGTAATGTTTTATATTCTTTAACAAAGTCACTGATAACACGGGCCACATCATCAATCATTGCCATGTTGAGTTTCAACATCTTGTCATCAGTGGTCTTGACCCCTAATGCGTGCAACCAAGATTCATCCAATGCGTTTTCTGAGTCAATCAAAATAACATAGATGCCTTGTTCTTGCGCATTTTTAATCAAGTTACCGGAACAGATGTAAGACTTACCTGCACCTGATTCGCCTGCAAACACTGTTACCTTACCGAGTGGCACTCCGTTATTGAAGTTACCACTGATTAGATAGTTGAGTGCATAGTTACCAGTACTGATCCAGTCAGTTGGGTCATTAAACCCGATAGAGAGTCCTTCAATACTCTTTGTTACACCTTTGCGAAATTTGCTAAGGTCAAATGCTTTTGCCATATATTAAATCTTTCTTATGTTTTAGTAAAATTGTAAACACTGAATGGTTGTGTGTCAAGAAGTTCCGGACAGCTTTCAGCAATACTTTCAAGTTCCCGATCATTGGGGTAATGTCTAAGTGCGGCTCTTGCTCGGTCTCTAACTAAACTAGGAACACGAGGAGTTTTTCCTGGATCGCACAATTCTTCTAACAGTCGCCTACCTTGCTTAATGGCACGATAGCGTTCATCAGGTAAAGTCATTATTAAATCTCCGTAAGACAAGGGAACAATTGTTCCCCTGTTGTTACTCTATCAGACAGGTTTTGTCTGACGGGCGCGAATCATCGCTAAGATATCAGTAGCTTTGTCGCTACTAGGAGCAGCTTTGGGTGCTGCGATTGGAGCGCTGAAGGATTCTTCAGCAGCCTTAACATCATCTTCCCAAGCTTGAGCCTGAGGAGCTGCTTCAGCTACTGGAGTAGCTACACGAGCAATAGTAGCAGGTTGTGCTACTGGAGCCGGACGAGAGCCGGTGTTAGCAGTTCCGGCCGGAGCCTCAAGACCCCAAGGACGATAGTATGCGCCCCAGCGTTCCAAGTCATACGGTTGACCATCAACTGATGCTTCAAACATTTCTTTGATGATGCGCAACTCAGCTTCACCGGGCTTCTTAGGCAAGAAGCTTGCTAAGTCAAACAACCCGTGAGTTTCAATCGCTGCTTGTTCTGCTTCAGTCAATGCGGATTCTTTACGAGCCCAAGTCGAAGTAGAATAATCAGCGTATCCGCCCTTAGAAGATTTCTTGATGTTCAAGTCAAGACCTTTAAGGTAGTCAGTTGGCAATTCTTCCATTTCAGGATCCATCAAGCTTGATTTGATAATCGTAAAGATTTGTGGACTGATGATAAAGCGACGAATTGGATTCGCTGGAGTCTTATCTTCACCAATTGGGTTTGCACGAACAAACCCTTGGAACAAGTAACTGCGTTTCTTCCAATACTTGTTAGCCATTTCCTTCAAAGTCTCATCCTTGTACCAAGGACGAACTTCTGCCAAGATAGGACAAGTATATTCAGGACCGTACATCTCCACGCACGGAACTTGAACTTCAAGTCGTTTACTATTAGAATCACCCTTAACTCCATTGAATGGGAGTTTGATGATGTTTCGTTCTACCCAGAAGTAAGGGTTGCTTGAGTTTGCATCAGGCAAAAAGCGAAGTCCGGCAATTGTGCCTTCTTCCATATTCCAATGCGGGTAGATTGCGTTGTCACCAGTTGCTGCTTTTGGTGCTGATTTGTTTTCTTGTGCTGCGATACGAGCACGAATGTCGGCGAGAGATGTTGCCATAATATATTTCCTAAATTTAAGTTGGTCTTCAGTTTAATGTCGCTATCTCCGAATGAGATAACTAACACTTAGAGTCTATTATATAGTAATAAACTCTGTGTGTCAACTGTATTTAGTCCTATTAAGGAAAAACTATTATTTTATATACCCGTTTCTTTATCAAGCAACACACCAGTATAGTTATCTGCTGCTTTGGAAATCATATCGTGTAGTTTAGAATTTACTAAGATATTGTCGCTATCTTGCAAGAAGGTGCATATCCAAACATGAACTCTATCTTGGTCAGATGGATTAGTGAATCTATGATAATGTCTGCTGTTCAACAACCAAAGATGACCTTCATTGAAATGTTGTGAATGCACATTTTCTGGAACATCGAACCATCTTTCAAATGGAGTGACATTATCAACTACATCAAATCTTCCTACTTGTGCCAATGTTTTTTCGTTTGATGATAAACAGATGTGCAAAATCATTTCGGTGCTATTGGGATAGTAGTGACTATGCCAACCCACATCCTTGCCTGCACCTAGAACACTAAATCTGGCTCGGCCCGGATGTTCTAAAATATCGCTTATATAGCTGGTCAATGCGGGTGTCTTTTTACTAAATTCAGTAGGAAGGGTCCGAGTTCCTTCTTTGAAGTCAATCGCTTCTTTATCTTCCTTATCCATTTGCTCATTCAAGCAAGTGTTGCAATGATTAGCAATGTTTGCCTTGCCTTCGTAATCAAATATTCCGTCAACTACTAAATTGAGATAGGTGTAGTCTACTGGGTTACGACTATGCAGGACCTGCAATTCTGATGATTGCGCTACTGCTAGAGCCTCGCGTTTCATTGCTTCAAAATTTGGGATAGGACCTAAATCAAGAAAGGGGATGTTACTAATTCTATTATATAGATCCAGGTGATTCACAGCAGTCGGTACAATGTGTTTAGTCATATTTACTTTTCGTAGGTGACAATAAAGTCAGGGCAGTTTCGGTACATCTGCGGAACCAGATTACCTGTTTGTGTAATCATAACAGATAGATTAGAGAAATCATCACCGTAGTTAGCAGCTTTCAATGCATCAAGGACTGACTCTACACAACTAATATGCGTAGAATCAGACAAGTCAAATAGGTCATCGTACGGAGTACCTTCTTGCTTTACTAATGCATCAATGATTGCGGTCCACTCTGTGTTACTAACATTTTTAGGAGTAAGAACACATAATGTATCACAGTCAGTAATTTCATCAAAAGTAGAATGATGCACCCCGACAGCAGTTGCCTCAACGAACTTAAAACTATTGCGATCAGTTGGATCAGTGATATTATCGCAGTTCATTAGAGCGTGACTATATTGTGCCCATACTCCTGTTTTTACCCAAGATAAAAAGAATACTAATACACTACTCAAATGACTGCGATTACCCGTTAAGATTACATAGTAACCAGTAGCAAGTAATGCAGCTAATTGTTCTTTATCAACTTCAGTGAATGCGTGCTTTTTGCTCCAAGATATCTTGCTTGGAATATCAGCAAGCCAATGATATACACGATATAATAAAGTGGAATAATTGGCCATACGCTTATCTACGATGTGTAATCAATGCTTTAAGTCTTGCAAGTGGGTCATTAGCTTCTTTGTCACATTCAGGAATGCTTAGTAAGTCTGTTGCTTCTTCCACGCTTTCATCTGCTCCAACTAACTTACCGTTAAACGGGTGTTGTTTTGGATTGCTACCTAGAACTGGACTGATGTTCTTAGCTTTCTCAAGTGGCCCTAGTTGACCCACACGCTTTTGATTTGCGTCTAGACCTTCTTCCTCTACACCTTCAGAAGTTCCACGAGTTAATCCCATGTTCTTAGCATTCATACCTCTGACTGCAATATTACCATTTGGCAGTTTGACTTCACGCTGTCCCGGTTGGGTGCGATGTTCACTTGGTCCACGCTGACCTACGATTTTTTTTGATCCTGGATGTACCTCGTACCAATCATCATCGTTATACTGTTCTTGGCCTTCCGCCACACCTTGGTCGTCTTTATAATAACGCTCGTCTGTATGAGCACGATCCATACCTTGTTGACGATTTTGAATTTTCTTGTTCAACGCCCCGGTGTCTGCACCTTTACGATGAGTTTGATTGATTAAGTCTTTTTGGCTTGCTGATGCTTTTTGAGCATAATTTCTTACGGTGTCTTGACTGACTTCTTCTAAAGAGCCTTCCGTCACACCTTGCTTTAGACGCTTGCCGTTGATTACTTCTACACCATTGATGTCTAATGGATACCAATCACTGGCTGCTAATCGTTCAAACACTTCTTCCAATGAACTGGCTTTTACATTCAGTTTAACTTTCTTACCTAATGCGTTGCTTTTGGATACTGCCAGAATTTTATAAACTTGTTCAGTGCTGTTTAATTTATGAATCAGTCCGCGAGCAATTTCTTTGTTGGTGTCATCAAATTGCCCCTCCGCCACACCTTGCTGTTTATTAGCAGGGTTGTGTGGGTTCTTTGCCCATTGTGCTTTATTCTTTTCTACTTGAGCAGGACTTGCCTTCTTCTCTTTGCTTAGGTCACGATACAATGCTTTACCTAGTGCGCTTGAATGCGGATTTTTTTCGCCTTCCGCTACACCTTTGATAGTATAGTCTGGGCGACTACGACCTGTTTCCTGATGTAAGTCTTTGAGTGCTTCTATGGCATCTTCTCTGCTAGCTAAGAAGTCAGTACCACGATCAGCACGATAGTGGAAGCAACCCCAACCATCTCCGTCTTGATAAATCTCACCTACTGGCTTGCTGTTTTTTGACTTGATTACTTCTGCATTGGGGTAAACGGCATCATTGGAGCCTTCTGTCACACCTTGCCCTAATTGTTTTAAGTCACTGGCGAGTACATTTTGAGTAGTACTACCCATGCCGCCTTCAATTTCTACACGGGCATGTTTACCGTCTTTAGAGAGTTCAAGCACTTCTACTTTTTTACCCAGATACTTTACAGTGTCGCCTACTTGTATACGCTTCATGCTTACATCACTGACATTTGGTGTAGTGTCATTAGTGTATCGTCCTTGGTCTTTGGCGAAATCTGCTCGAATTTCGCCTGTTGATTCCGCCACACCTTTCTCATCACTCGAAGGCAAATTACGGCGTAGGTCGCTAGCCATCTTCATCAAGTGTTGTTTCTTAATTTCGTTGCTTGTTGCTTTAGCACGCTTTTCGTAATCTGCAATTTGTGCCCAAGTAGCATTGTGTTTGCGTTCGCCTAGCCCTTCCGCCATACCTTGAGATTGAATTTTACTAGCCGGCACAAATATAGATTCATGACCACCGATATCAACTACATAAGCATTTGAGTAACCATCCTTACCAGCATCATATCTAACAATTTTGCCAGTAACTTTTTTACCTTTATGCGATACAGTCACTGATGTTCCTTTTTGAAGGATTTGTGCAGAGCCTTCTGTCACCCCTTCTTCATCATCGTCACCCATTGCTTCACCAATGATATTATCAGCCCATTCTGATAGCTCAGTAGTCTGATCCATTTCGCTAATATTTTTGTTCAACTTACGAAGAATAGGCATCACACTTTCAATTCGTGGATCTAAACTGTTGCTTGCAAACATTTCGCTCAAATCAGTAGAGTCTTCAGCGTCTTCTGTTAAAGTAGGTGACCAGCTTTCAAAGTAAGCAGTGTATCCTCTGTGTCCTGACATTTTGTGCAATGTTTCACGCAAGGCTTGATAGTGATTTACACCTTCATTTACTAATGACTGGGTAGATTCATTAAATTGATTGTTACGAGTAGCACGAACGAAGCCGGCCATCTGCGTATATTCTTCTACTAAGGAATTTATATGCTTACCGGCATCATCGTATGGTGTTCCACCTTCAGCAATGTGACGGGCATAGACGCGGGCAATACCTGGCTTGTTAGTTGGTAATAAGAAACGCTCTCCGTCTGCATTCTCTACAAAGATTTTTGCAATACTACGATAACGCTTTTCACCTTCTTCTAATTGACGATTATGTTGTAAAATGATTTTAACAGCGGGAACATTGTCACTGTAGCTTGATTTCTTGCCAGTAGCATAGTATCCTTCGGATACTTTTTTCTTTTGTTCATCATCCCAAGCTTTGTCTGTCTTTACATTATGTTCTTTTCCACCCGGACCGATATCAGCGACACGTGACCCTATTTCTTTTTTAGTCTTCACGACTGCCTTATTAGTCTTGTCTATGTTCTTTTGTAACTTGCCTGCAAAATCAATTCTTGCTTCTGCTACTTTTTCTTTATCTGTCATATATTTCCTTTTAGCCATGTCTGGATGCAAATGATTTCTGTTCTTAGGTTCAAAACCTAGCTGTTTGCTTTGTGCCCAATTCTTCAAACTTATTAGTAACTGAGTCCAGCCGGGTGCCTCAGAAGCAGCATCATCAAAGTATACTACTAATTTACTAGTACCTTCAATAGAGACTGCAACAGTACCGGCATTTTCAGATGGTTCACCATCTTGACCGGAGAATTTGAATTGTAATACTTCAGCATCTTCCGGTACAGGAGTAATTTTGCCATCCGAGTCAAGTGTGTCAGGATCATATTTAAGCAAAAAGCTATATAGTTTGCGATTGAGGGTTTCAGAATTTGTAGGCATTTTATGTGTTTTCTATCTAAGTATTTATCTTACCCGCCACGAAGCACTGCGAAAAAAGGAAACGGAGCTATGTAAGCTTCATCATAATCACGAATATGCTCTTCAATCCCAGTATAATGTTCACCTAATTGCTGTAAGATACGCACAACTAATAGAGTAGCCATAACTAAATCATCAGTATCGCCTATCTTAGCAGCATAACTTCCACCGTGTGCTACAAATGACTTTAATTCAGAGATAAGACCAAAGCTATTAATTGTGAGTTTCTTGCTTTCAAGCAATGTCTTGAACTTGGCACAGGCTGCTAATTTAGTCTTATTGTTAGTATTGAACCCTTTACGCTTCTTACCTGGCTCACTGATAAACACACCCGGTATGTTTTGCTCACCGTATTCATTTAACGATACTAATGCAGCTTCGCCAATGCTATTGTTTTCTACTGAGTAGTAGATGTTGTTGGGTTCACCTGTGCATTCTACTATGTATTTGCTAATCTGTGCAATCAATCTAATTTGTGCAGGGATATCAGTCTTGTTGTGCTTCCACTCTCCTATTTGCATAGTAGAGTTAGCTTCAAAGATTTGTATAGCGGCCGGGTCACTTCCCGTACCTAGACTCGGGTCTAGTCCTATAACATATATGTTGCCTTTGACTGGTTTCTTATACCATCTGATCTGTCCCTGACGAAGCATAGGTTCAACTCCGTTCATATCAAACAATGTATTAGGATTGATTAGCGTTTCATCTGCAATTAAGAACTGGCAGTTTGATGATAATATATTATTCGCATAGAATCTATTATTGCGCTCAACGTTTAATAAATCATACACCTTCTCTGATTCTTGTAAAGTTATTGATACTACTCTCTGTAATCCACGGGTAGTTTTTACTTTTTGACCGGGTTTTAGATGACGGGCCTCTATCTTAGTCTTATCTGATATGTATATCCCGTGACTGAGCGTGAGGATGACGCTATCTATCTCTAACTGTAATAAGGCAGTAACAGATTCGCCTTTAAAGACAACACCATCAAACTTACTCCAACCCGAATCGGTTAATACCTCTAACTCTAATTTATTTTTTACTAATTCGTCCACGAATATATCCATCTGGTTCTGTTCCTAATTTAAATTGTTTATTGATTGTTCCATTATTAAACCAACACAATCCTAATTTGCTTTTATTTAATCCCGGTAACCTGCCTGCTATCAACCCGGGCGGCACCGTAACAGCATAGAATTCATTTATCCCATCATTATACCATACTTTACCTAAACTTGTGCCTACTCGGCCGCGTTGCGAATCACTTATTTTTTTGTTACGAGTTTCATTTTTATATACCAGAGTTTGCATCGTGTTTTTATATGACTCTGATGACCTCTGAATAGCAATACTTAAATGAGTTTCGTCCGACCACTTAGAACCTTTTTTAACCCCACCTATTCCCGGACGCTTTACTCCTTTGTTGGGGGATTTACCAAAGTTTGGGTTTTTTGCCCCCATTTTACTTTCTGACTGCTTCTTTTTAGTTTCAATTGAATGTGTATAGGATTTGCCTGTATTATTGATTGATATCTGATTGGCAATAGTCTCTTTCAATTTAGCATACACTCTATTTGTAATTTTAATTGTATTCTTTTCTCTTCCCCAAGCATTTATCATTCCCCAGAAAGCGTGATTCATTTTAGATTTATTACTTCCACTGGTAAACCGAGTCAGTAAGTGGTGACAGGTACAATGCTCTTTCGGAGTCAATAACACTAGATTGTCTTTTGAGTTCGTTCCACCCATCGATGTGGGTATAATATGATGTGACTCATAGAAAGTTAATCCTTTTTTACGATTTTCTAATTTTGCGCGACCAATGATTGAATGATACCAATTGTAATATTTGTTTATTATCATCATCTACTATTTATGCTGTCTCGTCCTATATTAGGAATTCAATAGTGAAGCTAAATCATCAATTGACATGGTTCTAATCTCTCCTGCTTTGGTTTTAACAGTGACATTAGTGCTGCCCGCGAGGCATTCAATTTCTCGTTTGAACTTATCTTCGCCTAACTGTGCCTTCATTTCGTCAGCATATACTTGGTCACGATCTGGGTGCTCATCCCAGTATGCGCGATATGCCCTGAATCCGTTAACACCTAATTCAGTTTTATTACCGAATGCGTCTTCAGTCTTGTTAGCCTGCTTCCATATCAATGCAAACTGATCTTCGTCTGAGTTAGGTGTACTGGTGATAATAGCTTTACCACCAGTTGATAGCGTTGGTGTGATAGAAGTCCAAAACTCTTTTGCAATACTAGGGCGCACGAATGCAAACTCATCCAAGTATAGTAGTGTGATAGACATACCACGACCTGTATTGCCGGTTGTTGTAGCTGATACAATACGACTACCATTTTCAAAGTCTAAGTTACCCTTGTTATATGTAGTAACACCTGCTTTAATATAATCAGGACAGTTTTCATAAGCGTAACGAATACGCTGCATAATTTCTTGAGCACCAGTATACTTGTGCGCAGCAATTAGAATAGTAGAGTCAGGGACGAACATCGCATACCATAGCAAGTAGCCGGCGGCACTAGTAGACTTGCCGGTCTGGCGTGGCATTAATGAAATGCTAAAGCGAAAATTATGATAGGTATCAATCAGTCTCTTTTGATATTCATACGGGTGATACTGAATAGCACCTTGTGTTGGATGCTGTATCATAAAGAAGTTATCCATAAAGTATAGATAACCAGTTACTGGGTCACAGCATCGTATGAAGTCTTGTAACTCTTTTTCAGTTTTAAACTGAGTCTTTACATATGGATTCTTAATTAGACTTGGCGCATTGCCTTCTTTTTTACTCATTTACTCTTTCCAAACGGATCTTCACCTGTCAAATGCGGCTTAGCGTGCCAAAGTTTAAACCAGGCTTGATCACCTGGTCTGATATTGTTCTCACGCATAAACTGATGTTTTTGTTCATTGGTAATTTGATTAGTAGCTTCTGACTGAACTTTATCAACCCCACTTAATCGTTTCAGATCGTCAAGTGACATATCTTTTTCAGAAAGCGTGGCATTACGGACCTTTGACAGTCCGTTTTGCAATTTAGCTTGATTGAATGGATCAAATATACTCATAATGAGTATTTATACTCTGTCCTGATTAGGTAGCAGAAATATAAGATACTCGGCCGATCAAGGTAGCTGCTGTTCCCAAGTTAGTAGTAGTCATCAGTCCAATAGTATTAAGACTACCTGCCCGATCGTGCCAATAAAAATCCATAGATGTACTATTAGCTTCTACTAAACCAGTCACATGATTTGGGGGTGCTGCAAAGGTATAGTTATCAAGGGCACCACCGCCTGCATTGGTTTGATTAATACTAATGACCGGTAAGTTAGAGAGCTTTATTGTCCCTGTAACTCCGGTTGCCCCAGTGATTGCAACAGTAAAGAAGCAAGTCACACTTCTGCCGCTTTTTATATAATATCCGGATTGGATACTGTAGTTAAATGTCCCGCCGCCAGTTGCAGTCAATGCAGGTACCCAAGAAGTCACTGTTTGTGAGGTGCTTCCGGAAATGCCGGCAATATTAGACCAACTAAGGACTCCTGCTCCGTCAGTAATCAATGCATAGTTAGCGGTTCCGCCTGAAATATGAACATTCGCAACAGGACCCAATGATACATTACTTGCAGTAGTCAAGTTAGCTGTCCCGATACTCGTAATGCTAGTCAATGTACCAAGACTAGTAATATTACTTTGTCCTGCAAGTGTAACATTACCGGCGTATGCTGCATAATTAGCATTTGCAACTACTCCAGTAATATTTGCAGCAGATACATTACTCCAACTTAAATTTCCTGTTCCGTCTGTGGTTAAAAACTGACCACTTGTTCCGCCTGTGAAGTGTAAATTGTTAGTAGCACCTAAGCTAATGTTAGGACCAGTAAACTGAACATTCCCTGTGCTTGTCATACTGCTATTAATAGTAGTATTTGTTGTTTTAATATTACCGCTAGTTTCTATATTTCCTGTTGCAACGATCTTTCCAGCAGTTGAAATATTACCACCGGTTATATTACCGGTTGCTTGTATCGTAGAATTTGAAGTTACTGCAAAGAAAGTAACACTGTTAGCGGTTCCTACTGGCTGACCAATAGCAATAGTGTAATTACCTGTTACAGATGTTACAGTGACCCCTGTGCCTGCGGTTATGTCTCGCACATTTGCAGTTAGTGTAAGATTCCCTCCTAGATCAACCACACCGCCGCCTTGCAATCCGGCTCCGGTATTAATAGTGACATTGCTATTTTGTAATTTGCTATTAACAATAGCTCCGCTGGATAACGCAGTAGTTACATCACCACTAGACAATGTAACAACACCTATATTGCCGTTAAAACTTACTACACCTGCGCCTGAACCAGGGATCCGTTGCCACTGAGAACCATTGTAAATAACAAAATCGCCGGATATAAATGCAATTGGGCCGGCTCCAAAATCTACTGTTCCAGATACTGTACATTGATATTCCCATCCAGCAGTCCCTACCCCATCAGTTAAGAATGGGGTATTTGTAGAAGCATCCCATATTCCCTTAAAAAATACTGCGCCGGCTGGTAATTGACTTGGTATGACTTTACTATCAGCACCCAATGTTGCAACTCCGTTTGCTGCACCCATGTAACCTAATGGAATAGCAGCAGTAGTCTGCTGTGTACCATCATTAAACTTTATACCAGCATTTTTTATAAAAGTATTGCCGGTGTCACCGGGTATACCGATCTCAATATCTAATGAAGGGTTGACTGTGTTAATACCAGTTTGTGTTAGTAAAGTATTTCCAACTTGGATAGCATCAATGTTAGTGTCTACTAACATAATACCATTATCTAGTGATATCTGACCATCAGTTCCTAAAGTAGTATCTTGGATGTAGATACCAGCGTTACCGAAATGGCCACTTATCCATCGCAATGTAGTGTTTCCTAGACTATACGTATCATTTTGTTGCGGTAATACATTGCCGGTAAGTAAAATTCCATCAGTACTAAATTCTGCTACAACCGCCTGAAGATTTGATCCAGTCGGAGTGACATTCATCGTAATCTTACTACCCTGCGCGCTCGTGGTTTGATCTTCAGTTGCTATGAAGTTAATTTGCGCGGTGCCCAAAGTAGTAAAATTAGCATCGTCTGTCAAGTAAGGATTTGCACCTAAACGACTTATAACCTGATTCTGTAATACACCGGTCGGTGCTTCTGTCGTACCGTTGTATCGTCGTCCAACATAAAGAGGATAATTTGAAACACCGTCATTGTATATTCTTGAAGGAACTGACGGTTGACCAGTAACGTGTAACATTCCCCCTGGGTTACCTAGTGGCACAGAAGCTCCGGTAGTGCTTCCTACAATCTCGACAGCACCCGAATTCGCATCTGGGTAGGTTACCAGCATTAATACTTGCCCGTCAGCTTTTACGCTGAAGGTTGCAGTGTTTTCAATATTTCCATCAGTGTGAATATGAAATGGACCGAGTAGTTCAAGATTTCCAGTACCCAATGGCTTAATAGTAACATCTCTATTTACAATCGTTCCTGCTAAGGTTTGGTCATATATATAAAAATTTCCTAAGTTAGCAGTTGTGCTTGTGACATTATTTGCAGTTATATTTCCTGTATAATTACTTAATGGCAAATTAGTAAGCTGACTACCATCACCTATAATATAAGTCGATGTTATATTTCCGACAAGTACCACATTGCTGCCGTCGAAAGTTAAGTTACTATCGCCACCAAAGGTGCTGCCGCCTGCGTTAAATTGAATTGAATTGACAGGCCCGCCCGGCGAGCCGACCCCGCCAGCAGTTCCTACCGGAATACCACCCGGGGTATTACCATCACTATAGTAAAATGCGTTAGTTATCGGATCCCACCAAATTCTATCTGATTGACCTACAAAATTAGCTGAATTGGCGTTATTGTCTCTACTAGTAAATAGTTTTTGAATGAAGTCAGTCATTGACTTACCCCTCAAGCGGTTCGTCGTCGCCTAAATCACTAATTACCGTAGGACTTATTCCGGCATTTCGTTTGATTGCTTCTAATTCATTGAATGAGTGAGCTTCTTCATCTTCTTCGTCAGGAGCATCATACACATTTTCTACACCAGTGGCTTTCTTTAGTAATTCTAATTTAAGCTGTAATGGTGGTATGAATAAATCATCGGGTTGCTGAGATAATCCACTTCCATCGCCGGCACCTAATGCAGGTGCTTTTGCACTAGGGGTTGGTTGAATTTTGGCTGAAAGAGCACCTGGTTGGCCAAGTGCTGCGGCTTGTCTAGCGTCTAGCATATCTGCTAAACTGCGTAATATTTCGCTGGGTTTCATAATCTAGTCCTGGTAAATTTAAAACGTTTAAATAATTTGCAAAATTAAAACGTTTCTTATTAGTTATTTATGATAGGACGATTATTTCACGAAATCATTTTATATCAAGTGGTCTAGCTTTAGTAGCAACAATACAATAGTATTTTTCTCTTGCAGTAAC